TTATGGCTCTTTGATTGCCAACAACTGTTCTGAACCATGGTAGACCTCCAATCCTTTTTCACTAGAAAATACCTGAATCTCAACTCCGTTGATGCTTACCTGATTTTGCCCCGTCTGCAGGGCCATCTTAGCTACCCTCAAGACTTCTTCCTTTTGCAAGATTTTTGCTTCCTCTTGCCTATTTTTTTGAATTTGTCCCAAAAGGAGGGTCGCAATGCTGGCAAAGATAGCTAGAGCGACTACTGCTTCCAGTAAAATCACTGCCCTAATTTTTTGTTTCCTTAATGCGTTTAATTTTTCCATTTCCTAGATATAATTGATAGCGAATCGCTCCTTTACTGGTCTGAAATTCAACCTTAGCCAGGGACGAATTGCCCCCAGCACGGTCAAATGTAATACTTTGGCCTGATGGGGCCTGAATTCCTTTAGGGACTGGCAACTTTTGACTGCCATTGCTAATCATCTGCCCATCCAAGTTCAGACTAGTCTTTTGTTGACTAGCTACACTGCGTTTTTGGGTTTCCCGATAGAGTTCTTCAAACTCCATAAAGAAAATCTGTTCCTCTACCGCCGCAAAAGTGGACTGAACAGAGCCGGACAAGCCCAAGGCAAGGATACTCACAAGACCCAAAACCAAGAGACTTTCCAGCATGGTAAAGGCCTTAATCATTGACTTTACGATTTGCTCCTCCATTTTTATCATGGTATTCTTTATAAGCTTTAGCCTGTTCTTCCGTGATGCGTCCATCTGCTTGTAACTTTCTTAGGCTAGCATCTTCATTCTTTTCTAAGCTATAAAGTTCTGCCTGGCTTTCCACCACCTTAACAACAGCTGCTTTTCCTTTGTCATTGACTGCTTCTTTTTGCTTGGTCAGATTAGGTACAAAGAGCAAGAAAAGCACGCTGATAATCAGCAAGACCACCAACATTTCAATCAAGGATAGTAAAACTCTCACTCTTTTCTATCTCATACATCCTTACCGAATGCAACACGAGATCACGATACTTCCAAGTGCTGACCAGATACTCAATAACCTCTTGGTCCTCTATCCTGCATTCCATAAGTAATAATAGTTTGACCGTGTATTCATTCTTCAAAATCGGAACCTGATAAGTCACATCTACCCAATGCTCAAAACCTAAGTCTGTCTGCTCTACATTTGCTAGTTCAATATTTAAAATCTTCATTTTTATTCCTCCTACTTATCTATTCGTAAAAGAAGATAAAAAGTTATGAAAAAATCATTACTTTTTTAATTCAGACAGTACTTTCAGAGCAATTTTGTTAAAACAAAATTGGCAACCAAGCGATTTAATACTATTTGTTGACGCCAACAAGTCAATTTTCAGACAAACAAAAAAACCGCAAGCCTGAGCCTGCGGTGAAAGAACAATTTAGAAAGTTTCCTTTCTATTTATTTAACTGTAATCAAGCCATCTGGCTCTACTGTGAAGTCTGGCTTATCTGCCAGTGTTCCGTCTGGTTTGAGGTAGTACCAGCCTGTTCCGTCCGCTGACTGGATAAAGGCATTTGATACCATGGCGCCTTCTTTAGCGTCTAAGTAGTACCAAGTGTCCTTGTACTTGACCCAGCCTGTCTTCATGGCACCTTCTACATCAAAATAGTACCACTTCTCAGCGATTTTCTTCCAGCCTGTAGCCATTTCGCCTGATTGGTCAAAGTAGTACCAATTACCGTCTGTGTGCTTCTTCCAGCGGTCTGAAAGCATATAGCCTGAGCCATCGAAATAATACCAGGTACCGTTGATTTTCTCAAACTTATCTTTTGGATAAGAGCCGTCTGAGTGTACGTACCAGTAGCCAGTGCCATTTTTCTGCCAGCCTGTTGCAGCGCTCAAGCCGTTTTCGATGTCTTGCTTAAACTGTTCACGGCTAATGCCCCAACTTGCAAGATATGGATATGGATCCACATGGTCTGAGTGGTTGTTTGGTTGGTTATTGGTACAGTATTCATGCGTCTTGATACCTGCCAAGTCGTCTGTATCAAGAGTCTTCGGCAAGCCTGCTTCGTCCGCTAGATTGCGTAGCAATTCGATATAGAGGCGGTAGTCCGTCATGAACTCTTCTTTAGTTGAATGGCTTTCAATCAGTTCAACCGCTGCGTAACTCTCAGTATTCCAACCGCCCCCAACATCCCAACTTCCGTTGTTCACAGGACCTACTTGCATGACACGGCCGTTTCCGACAACATGTGAAAAGAACCCTAGTTCAGGGTCCTTTCTATAGTGATAATCCGCTTCATTCTGTACGGTTGAGTTGCGGTTACCTGTTGAGTGAGCATGTACTTGTCGATAAGGCTGCACCCCAACCTGTGGCAAGCCTGTACGTAGTCTGTTTCTATCGATATCCATTCCCTATCGTCCTTTCCATGCGTCATTCATCTGCTTCACTGCTGACTCTACGAAGGTGTCTAAGTCTTTGTCAGTCATGCTAATATTGTATTTTGTAAGCTCAGCACGGACTTTAGCGCGAGCCTGTGCCAGTTTTTCATCTCCCTTGTAGCCAGTTTCAGCAGCTACCTGCTCCACGGCATTTACTGCATTTTTAGCTAGAATTTCAGCGATGATCACCGCTTTCTCTCCGCCTTTACGCAAAAGATAATCTTTTACTGCTTTTACAATACCGCCTACTGCTACTGTTAAAAAGCTTGTCGCAAAAGCAATGATGATTTCAGTAATTTGCTGCATTTGTTATTCTCCTTTTTTCGTGTCATCATCTTTTTCAAGTAATCGCTGAAATACTTTTACAATCGGCTGAAAAAGAGTAACATTTCCTTTTAATTTGCGATAATTTTCAATGAGAGATTGAAAAGTAAATGCGATGTACCCGAGATAGATTGAGTGCAAGAATACAAAACCTGTCTTTTCAGGCAACAAAACGGACGCCGGAATGAGGATCATCAGTAAGAGAACCCCTGAAATCTTACGAAGGAGCCCGTTAATGCCGATTTTGCTCTTGTACTCGATGTCAGGATTGATAATCGCCGCAATCGTCCCTGTCACAAAATCAATGATTTCCATTGAGACAATCAGTGCTAGAGCGTACAAAACCAAACCATCTTCAGTCTGTACGACACTTCTTAGAAAATTGAAAAATTCAATTTGCATACAACCTCCTATTCTTTAGGTTCTACCGTTGGAACCGTCCAGTCAGGATTGCCCTCTGCATCAAATTTCATGATATAGAATTCATGATTCAACAGAACGGCTACGTTGATTGTTGCGATTGTACCACCCCACTGGTTGAACGCCCAAACGGTTTCAACATCCTTGAATTGGCGACGGCCATTTACGATCACAGGACGTTTTTGAACGTCACGATACATATAGAAGTCATCGCTTACATTCTTGCAACGAATGAACTCTCCATTTTCTTTCATGTAGCGCAAAGCGCTCGCAAGCTCAAATGGTTCTGTGATTTTTGTAAGGTCTAGTAAGTTATCTGTGTTTTGATTTGTTTCTGCCATGTCTATTCTCCTTTGTCTGCTGGTTTAGTTTGTTCATCAAGCAGAGCTTCCAGCTCATCCACTCGTGCTTGAAGTCTTTGATTCTCTTCCCTTTGCTCATTCAACTGAATACTCAAGATATTACTTGTAATCATCGAATTTGTTGAAGTTGTTGACATTTCACGAATTGTCATTTGTAAGGCTTGGTTAAGCTGTTCTGTGTTCATTTTCTAAGTTCTCCAATCTGTGTGTTCGTTTTCTATTTTCAAGAGCAAGCTCCTAAATTGCTTTAAGTGCGATATTGGTCAACATGTTGTTATTCATGCTATTGTTTTCTCCATTTTTTCTATTTTTTGATTTAATTCTTGAATAGCCTTGATTAAGTAAGGAACTAAAGCGGTATAGTCGATATGCAGATAGCCATCTGGATTCTCAGGATCTCGTGAGACAATTTTTGGAACGATGGTTTCAGCCTCTTGAGCTATTAGACCAATCTCCTCATGTTTCTTATTTTCGATGAAATCAAATGCAACCATTCTTAATCTGTTGATTTTGTCCAAGGCTTTCACAGCTGTATCTGTGATGTTCTCTTTTAAGCGTCTATCTGATTTTTGTTCCATCCAATACTTCAAGCTACCGCTACCGACCTGATTCCACCAAACAACCGCATTCCTTCCGCCTTTGGGATTCCAACCATCACCAAGCACATCTTTACTTCCAAGTTCGATACCATTTGAAAACACAGGAGAACGAGAAAAAGTAGTATTCCCATAGAAGTTTGCTCTCGATGAATTCGAAAAATCCACTTGATCATAAAAACCGACTTCATTCCTACAGTACATTTTCCCATCAGTATTGACGTTCCATGCTTTAGGTCCGGCATAGTTCCAATTATTTCCCCAGTTCGCCCAGAAGGCTGTCCGGACTCCATACCCGGCACCATTCCCCATACCAACAGAGAACTGATTGACACCTGAAATCCAGCGACCGCCACCCTGGTCAAATTGACCAAGTGTGAATCCACCGATTCGGCCTTGATAGGCTTCTAGGAAGGTTGAGCTAGAAATGACGGACTCAACCTTAGTAGAGAAGATACGTTTAGATATCAGTTGGTCAATAAAAGCATCAGTTGCAGTTAATTTTTTAATAAGCGCATTGTCAACTTTCAACTTCTCAGCAGTTACCGCTTCAGCTTCTAATATCGTAGTCGTGACCGAACCAGCTTCAAAATTGGCCGTTTTGAGCTTATCAACCATGGCAGACTTGATGACTGCTCTGTCAATCAGGGTCTCTCCAGTGATGTGGGTCAATTTCCCAACTAAGCGGTTATGTCCATTGGCGCCAAGATTGATTCCAGAGATGATATCTCCAGCCGAGTTGATGTTTTCAACTACCCATGAGCCAGCTAGTTGAGTCATTTTTGTTTGCGTTGCTTCAAGCTTCTTATTCGCATCTGCGACTGCATCTTCTGGATGTGGTTGCCATGTTCTAGGTTTATAACCTTTGTACAAGTCAACTTCTGTAATATACAAATCAGCTGTTCCTGATGATGAGCCATTGTTATCAAAACGAATGTAAGCATTATCCATTTCTCCGGAATTAAAAGTTACTGAGACATCTTCGCATCTAGAGGTAGATAGTTTCTTGCTGCTAACAACTTTCTTAACGATTGTGAATCCATCGCTCTCGCCTGCTCTTCGTCCCAAAATATAAACATCATAGCTTGCGAGAGCACTGTTGTTAAATCCTCTAAAATTCAGTACATAGTCAGTATTTCGTTCAAGATTAAAACGGTGACTATACAAAAAGTTTTCGTTTTTAGTTGCATTACTTAAACGCATAAGGTCTTTCTGCCCGTTGTGATAAAAGCTATGCTTAACCAATCTTCCTAAATTTTGAGTTGAGCCCCATTCATTCGTAGCATTTTTAAAATCACTATTCTTAATGAGGTTAGGGCCGCTTACACTATATTTCCCAACCTCAACCTGAAACAGTTGATTAGTCAGAGCCATGCGAGCAACCTTATCCGCAATTCCATTTTCAGTATTGCCCAAAATCCGCTCGTAAAGTTTACTGGTTTCCTTAACACGCTGGAAGTCAGTAGTCTCTACTTTTCGCGCTAGTTGATTGGTCACATTCGCAAATTGACTATCAGCATTCGCTTTGTTTGCAGAAACCTGATCAGATATTCTACCCATTTGTCGTTCAGCATTATCCTTGTTTGTAGCGACCTGAGTCTTTAAATTTGAAATCTGATTATCTGTGCCTTGTTTATTACTGTTTATCCGATTTGAAAGATTTGAAATCTGAGTAGTGGTTCCTTGCTCACTGCTTGTAAGTCTATTTGATAGACCACTGATTTGACCGCCCACATCTTGCTTATAAGTAGTTATCTGACTTGAAATATCCGTGAACTTACCATCTACAGATTGACGATAGCTAGCGATTTGACTAGCGATGTCTTTATTCGCACTAGTTTTAACAGCTTCAATCCTCTGATTGATACCCTTAACATCTTCTTGATAAGTAGCCTTACCAACGAAATCACGATTGACCAGCTCACGGACTGCTGTCGCTTGTCTCGCGCTCTCCTCACGAGTATAGCGCTGTAGGGCTTCCTGTCGCTGACCGTCTTTATTTACATATTCCTGAATAGCTGATAAGTCGGTTCGCAAGCCCTGAGCTGTCCGCTCAAAGGTAGCCTTAGCCTCAGTGATGAGACCATCAGCGTCCTCAGGCGCAGGATTCCAGTCCGTCGCCACACTACCGATTTCAACCTTGATTCCTGTTACCCAAGCTGTACCGCTTGTAGCACCTTCAAGATTGAATCGCAATGATGTCTTCAATTGATCAAAATTTGTTTTTTCAGAGTAGTCATAAGTGAATGTAATATATTTCCAATCTGCCGAACCTTTATACATACCAAGCGTAGCATAATCTGGACCACTCTGTACTCCGGTCTCACTATTTTTTCTAAAAAGATAATGTTTGAAGCAATTAAATACATTCCAAAAATTTCGACCTTGGACTACATTTTCGTACTTGATCCAAGCGCTAAAAGTAACTTTTTGGTACAACCTTGAGCTGAAATCTGGTTCAAGGTTGAACGTTAAAGTAGAGTTGTTCTCTAGCCTATAGCATTCTTTTTGACCTGTGACGTGGTTTTCAGGTAATTTTTCAATTACAGCTCCAACCGTCTTGGATTTTATCCATAGATTCCGGCCTCCCACCTTCATTTTTGAAAATTCTTCTCGCAATTTCCCAGCTTCAGTCACGACAAGAGTCTTATCTGCTTTATCCTTGGTTGCGTTCAGGATTTCCTGACGGATAGAGCCAGCTCGCACCTCAAATTCAGCCTGACTCAACTTCTGATTTAGTTTGTTCTGCGTGTCTGTCTCAAGACTCTTCACAGATTGCCGGATATTTTCAGCAGTCACATTGAGTGAGCTGATATCGGCTTTGGTTCTAAGGCCTTCAGTCAGACGGCTTACACCAGCGTCAAGTGAATCAGCACGCTGCTTAAAGTTGGATTCGACTACTGAGACACGTTCGTCTTGGTCTTCGTATGCTGGTGACCAGTCACCTGCAAGATTTCCCTCAAAAATGGCAGGGGCGCAGATTTCAACCCATACCCCCTCTTTACCGCCTACTTGAGGGCCATGGCGGCCAATGATGACCGTCTTGGCTTGATCTGTTGCGGTTTGGGTCCATTTAACCCAGCACAACTGCCAGTCTGTCGAGAGACGGATAATAGACAAGCCATCTGACGACCTTGACTTATATCCGCTGCTGTTTTCTGATGATACAACCGTGTTAGGATTGTAAAAATGACAGCGCACAGGATAGTCATTTTCACTGGCTCGTGCATAAAAGATAGCTATATACTCTGTCCCAGCCGTTGGTATAACGGTTCTTTCCACATAGCTATCCTGATATCTAGTTGCTCCTGCGACTGTTCTGATAACTTTAAAACCATTATATTCACTAACCGGCTTGTATCTCGCAAGCTCTTTTGTGCCTTTCAGCAGATTTCTGCGCCCTAAGTGCACACTCGCTATCTTACTAGCTAGCTCCTCAGCTGTCTGCGTGAGTTCTGACTTGCTGGCTTTATCTTTGGTTGCATTCAGGATTTCCTGACGTATAGAGCCGGCTCGCACCTCAAATTCAGCCTGACTCAACTTCTGATTTAGCTTGTTCTGCGTGTCTGTCTCAAGGCTCTTCACAGATTGCCGGATATTTTCAGCAGTCACATTGAGTGAGCTGATATCGGCTTTAGTTCTAAGCCCTTCAGTCAGACGGCTTACACCAGCGTCGAGTGAATCAGCACGCTGCTTAAAGTTGGATTCGACTACTGAGACACGGTCTTCTTGGTCTTCATACGCTGGTTGATAGGCTGGAAAATAATTACCAACCGATAACATAGCGTTCTCAATGACGACCTGCAGACCAGCAGGAAATCCATAATTAGTACCAAAACGAATGAACACATTATTAGTCTGATAGTCCTCAGAAGAACTAGACAAGTCAATCGTAAACTCAAAATGTTGGCGTTCGACAGTGCCACCTTTAAAAATTAAGTTTCTGTAGGCATACCATGGATGAGCACTAAAATGCACCATAGCAGGCATGTCATTTACTAGGGCGACAGGGAAAGTCACATCAAAAGATATGCGAACATAATCACGCTTGAACCTGTCACTGTTCTTCCAGAAATCAGGAACTATGAATGTTCGATAGTCGTATACCGCTTGACCTCCTGTTGTGAACGTTCTTGAACGTGAATTCCTGAAGTAATTCCGTGAACTACCTGCCTGCACACTCGCAATCCGACTAGCCAGCTCCTCAGCTGTTTGCGTGAGTTCTGACTTGCTGGCTTTACCATTGGCCAAGTTGGTCAGTTCTGACAGTCTACGAGTCGTCGTCTCCTCATACGTCGCTTGCGCTGACTTCACGCCAGACAGTTCATTCTTAGTCCGACTAAGTACTTCAACTTGCTTGGCAATCTCAGCTTCAGCCTGTGCTTGCTTCGGTCGAATATCGTTTGCGATAGTTCGTTTTAGAACATCCAAGTCACCTGACAAAGCCGTCTGAGCGCTCGTAGTCTGCGACTTAAACGCTTCAAGTCTAGCAACAGAATCCAGCTCAATCCGCTTAGCTTCCTGTGCAAGTAGGGTACTTGCGCCAGCCAGTTCATTTTTAGTCCGGCTAAGTGCTTCAGCTTGCTTGGCAATCTCAGCTTCAGCCTGTGCTTGCTTCGGTCGAATATCATTCGCGATAGTCCGTTTCAGAGCGTCCAAGTCACCCGACAGAGCCGTTTGTGCGCTCGTAGTCTGCGACTTAAACGCTTCAAGTCTAGCGACAGAATCCAGCCCAATCCGCTTAGCTTCCTGTGCAAGCAGGGTACTTGCGCCAGCATTTCGCAAAGCTTCCTCAGCCTTGCGCTTAGTTTCTTTCAATGGCCCGTTGTCAAAGCTATTAAATCGCTGATTGATAGTGTCAGACAGTTCTCTCTTGACTTCTTCCGCTCTGGCTTTGGCAAGTTCTACTTGATCGTTAAAGTCTTTTTTGATTTTGTCGACCTTTTGGTCAAAATCTTTATCTGCTGCTTCAATCTGCGCTTGGATTTTTGCTTCAACGCCATCTTGTTGCTTTATCTGCTTGGTAATCGTTCCCTCGTAAGAATACTGAGTATCATTTCCAGCTTTACTATCTGCGCTGATACGTCCTCTCAGACCACCTTTGAAAGTAAAGCTCTGACTTAAGACAGGAACTTTAAAAGTCTCTTTCTTATTGGTCTGAATGGTTACCCACTGCCCAACCTCAAGCAGTAAATGCCCTTGGTAGTTGAGATTATACGGATAGTAAGTTAGGTTTTTCAGTTTGTAATACAGGTCATTTAAAGCACTCTGGGTCATGAAGACATTGTCCAGTTCCAAAGACCGGCCTGTCTTCATACCGACCGTCAGAGACTTCTTGTCCGTCTTACAAGTGATACCAGCTATCTGATACTCAATCTCACTCTTGGTCAAGCCATGCAAGAAGTAACTGTCAGCGTTGATCGTGATATTGGACTCAGTCAAATCACGGATTTCCATCTTGCCTTCTCTGTTGAAGAAACAAGACATCCCAATCATCTGAGTCATAGCGCTCAGCATATCCCTAAAGGAAAGTTTCTTGCCCTCAGGAACTTGCTCAATATGATAACGCATCGCGCTGATTCCGAAATAGTCATTCGCTAACTCAATGCCTGTTTTCAGGCAGATTTCCTGAATAACCTCTCGTACTTCAGCTGGGAAATGCAAATCTGTCACATACTCACGATTGAGCTTAAACATACCATCCATAAGTTCAAGTGTGGTAGTGTTTCGGTTTCGGTCAATCTCAATATCGTTGATGAAGTATTCCCCCATCTTGACCCACTGGTAGGTATCCCCAACCAGTAGACCAATCTCAGGGTGCAGGGTATCCAGCTTATTGAACGTGGTAATGATACTGGTAAAGGTAATTTTACCGCTACCAGCGCAGGTTCCACCAGGCTTATAAGTATCGCCCTTAATGTAGCCATACTCAAAACTAGCCTCTTTGATATCCCGTGAAGCATAATCACCAACACGAATAGCCAGCGTCCTTTCCTTGGCAAACATGGCTCTGTCAAATTGTCGTCTAGTTAAAGCGTCCATTTTCTTACCTCTCTACCAGATTAAATTTAGCGCCAGACCAAGGTTTAAACTTCTCAGTAAAGGTATAGCTAGGAGCTGTCCTATTACCGACATAGAAAGTCTTTGTGACTTGGCCATCCATGGGGTCTGGATAAGATACCTCAAAAAATTCAGATGATACAGCATGTAAAAGCTGACTTATTTCTCCCTGAGTCATCATACCCCATTCACAGTCTAGTTTGCGTTTGGTCGTGATACGGTCACGCATCATGTCGCCATTGGCATTACGCCCTGTCTCTCCATCGATATCTTGAATACCGACTTGAAAAGATTTGGGAGGCTTCACAGCCACCCCATTGATTGTCAATTGTGCCATTTAACCTCCTAAATCTTGAGCAAGGTTTGACCTGCTCGCTCATGTTCCTTGTTTATTTCTTGGATGGCTACCCGTCCGAACTCATGGCCTGCGATTTGGATAACGATGTCGCCGTCGCCAGAGAATCCACCTTGTGGACTAACACCAGCCATGGCATTTACTACCGCACTGCTGACTACTCGTCCAAGTGTTTGGATAAATCCTGTATTTTCAAGTGGTACGACCGCCTCTTTACCAGCTTCACCAATCATGGCGATTGTTGGACTATCGACGATACCACCACGGGCAAGACGAGGGAGGCTAACTGTGCTTACACTACCAACCCATCCTAGACCAGGTAAGTTTCTGACAACGCCTAAAACTCCATTAATCATTCCGATGAAGCCATTGACTACATTTTCAATCGTTCCAAGAACCGCATTAACCGCACTCTTAAACGCTCCACCTACTGCCTCTCCGACCATCTGACCAGCATTTACGAAGATACTTTTAACAGTATCCCAAACGCCTTTAAAGAAGTCGCCAATAGAACTAAAAGCATCTTTTACTGCGTTGTAAGCATTAGTGAACATCTCACCAAACCAGTTTGAAACACTGGATAACGCATTAGTCACATCTGCCCATCTCTCGCCAAACCATGAACCTAGTTTGCTAAAGATGTTTGTTAAGCCAGTCCATGCTTTTTGGAACATGTCAGTAAACCATGCCCCGATATTAGCCAACGCACTAGTCACATCTGCCCAACGTTGTCCGAACCATGAGCCGATTGGTGTGAAGATATTAACGATAGCGTCCCATGCACCTTGGAATACACCAGAGAACCACTCTCCGATGCCAGAGAATATGTTTACAATGGCGTCCCATGCTTGCTGGAATTTCTCGCCAAACCATTGACCTATCGGCTCAAAGATTTCTTGTAGTTTCGTCCATAGACCGCTGAAAAATTCGCCAATCGCTTGACAAATACCACTGATAAAATCACATAGTCCTTGCCATGCAGTTTTAGCAAACTCAACAACGGTGTCCCAGTTTTGATAGAGCAAAACACCGATAGCAATCAAAGCTGCGATTGCTGCAATAATCCATGTTATTGGACTTGTCAAAACTGCTAACGCTGCATTAAAAGCCCATGTTGCAGCTGTAGCGACTCCTGTTGCAACAGAATGTGCAAATTTCGCCGCGGTTGCTAATCCCATTTTCGCTGCATGAGCAGTCCATGCTAGAGCTGATTTACCAAGTTCTAAAGCAGTTTTTCCTAGCTGTGCAATTGTTTTACCTGAATTGACCACAAAATCTTTTGCATATAAGGTGTTCAAATAGATTGTTTCAGCAAAACTGACCAACTTATCAAATGTCAATGCTTTAATAGCAAGACCTAGATTCTTAATCCCTCCAACAATCAAAGAGACCTTACTACCTAACAAGCTGAATGCTCCTGCAAGTCCTCCAGCTTGTTCTGCCCATGATAAGAAATTAATCGTTTGCCAAGTTGTTATCAAAGCTACGATAGGTTCTTTGTTTTCTTTACACCAGTCAGAAAAAACGGTGAAACCATCTGCCACTAACTTAATAGCATCCGCCAATAGTCCCAAAGTGGCTAAAAGGCCACCTCCTAATAAATCTGAAATTCCTTCAATACTAACACCGAATACTCCTGATAAAAACTCAGCAAAAGGTTGCCAGGAATTCTCCCAGAGAATCTGAATAATGTCAATTAGCCCATTAAAAGCATTAGCAATAGAGTTAATAGCAGGGACTACATGTTCATCATAAACACGACTTAAGCCATCGCCAAATTTGTTAACAGACCTTTCAATGCTCTCAAATACAGGCGCAACAGTATCTAATAAACTTTGGAAGACTGATGAAATTTTAGGAGCGCTTGTCACAACGACTTTTTCAAAACCTTTAAACAAACTTCCTGCTAATTTACTACCAACTTCAACAATGGTAGATGTCAAACTCAACAGAGTTGACACAATAGCGCTACCGATACGAACCGCACCAGTTGAGGTAATGACGTCGTAGAAAGCACTAGAAAAGTCCTGAGCTATGTTTCCTACTGCCTCGGAAATGTTACCAATATTATCAAACAAAGCGACTAGCGCCCTGGTAATGCGTTCTTTTTGCCTTCCAAGGCCATTTGCAATACTTTCGGCAAGGAAAACACCGATACCTAGCCCGATAGTAGCTATTGAGCCTGTCACTTGCCCTAAAGCATAAGCAATTTTCTCAGCCATTCGGTTAAAGGCATTCACAACCCTTGGGTCAGTGGCGATTTCTCCCATTGTCTTAGCTATTTGGTCTAAGGCAGTCTTAATGCGTTTTATACCTTCTGGTCTAAATGCTGCATCAAAACCTTTCTTGAAGAGGTCAAACAACCCTTTGAGCTTATCTCCAAGACCATCAAAAATGCTCTTGAATTTGTTGTCCATGTCGGTCAACTCGACTTCTGGCAAGATGTCTTTGAAAGGTCCGCCACCGCCTCCCTTTCCTTTACCACCTTTGCCACCGCCTCCAGAACCGCCTGCGTCGTCATCTTTTGGTTTTTGCAAGATGTTAATCTCATCAAATCCCAAAAGACCTAGCAACTCTTTAGCAGCTTTCTTAGCGTTTTTGGCTGAGTCTCCAAGATTGTCAGCAAGTCCTCCTGCTGAATCTCCAGCGTCGTCTACTGCGTCAGCAAGGTCTCCTGCTCCGCCTGCAGCATCCTTCATGGCGTTACCCATGTCTCCAACTGCTCCACCAACACCATCTTTCACTGTTGCTTTCTTGTTGAACATCAAAGCAATAAACTCAGCGAGTTTAGCAGTAACGTTCTTCAAAACCATAGCAAAAGAGTTCAAGACAGGCATAATGGCATTGATAATCGGTAACATAGAGTTACCAAGGTTCAATGCTGCGTCCTTCATCAGCGACTTAAATAGGCTGATACGACCATTTACAGAATTAGACAAGGTATTCCCATACTTGGCTGTAGCCTGTTCCAGAATAGCCATAAGGCGGATTTGTTGCTGGGTTTGGTAGTCTAATTGTTGCCAGCTTTGTCCGTTTGCGAACTTCTTAAAAGCTTCAGTGGACTTAATCATAGCCACATTGACGTTGATTCCTAGGTCCTCAATTGCTTCGGTGTTCCCTAGTAGACCTGAGCGAATCCGCTCCATAACGTCTGTAATCGTGCGCCCTGAACCTTCAGCAACCACTGCCGATGTCTGCAACATCTTAGCAGTATAGGCGCTTAGCTTGTTGGTATCTTTGATAAATCCAGAAAATAAGTTTGAATAGACTGCACCGTAGTTGGTCGCCTCACCCACTCCCATATTCATAGCGTTGGCGTTATCGTTAACCCATTTCAAGAAAGATTGCGAACTCTCGCCCATCTGTCGCTTGATTTGGTTCATAGACGCTGACACTTCAAGAGCTGTCTGCGTTGAATACATTCCAACATCAAGTAATTTCTTACCAAGGATTGCAAAACCAGCAAACTTAGCCAGCTTACCAAACGCACTACCGATTGAGTTCGACTGTTCACGAACTTTGGCAGTGGCATTTTTCACTTGGTCAGATGTTCCTTTGACCTGATTCTCGACTTCTTTCATCTTTTTCCTGAAAGGCGCTATCTCAGCGTCAATCATGACCTTCAATTCATCAAGAGTTGCCATTTACTTCCTCCTTCCTTTTTCGATTATGTCTCTCTGCAAAATCACGCATCCGTTCCTTATGCAACAAAAGCGCTTGTCTCTGTCGTTCCTGTTCTACTGCTTGCTGTTCTTCTACAAACAACTCAGGCGCATATTCCCAAAGCTCAACAATCTTAGCGTCATTGGACAGTAATAAGGAAACATGATTAGTTATCATTCGCGAAAGTATGTACGAGTCAATAATCTTTTCTTTACGCTCTTGGATTTTGACACGGTTGTAGCTTTCTATCATTTCCCTGATTTCAAGCACCGTCAAATCCCAAAAATCAAGAGGCTTGCCCCCGATGTCCAAAAACATAGGATAAAGCCTCTCAATAATCTGAGTTACCGTTAAGATTACTTGACTACTGTCATTTTCTTCTTGGAAGTTTTCTTGTCCTTGCTTCCTCGTGGAGTAAAACCCGATACTTCAAAGAGTGGCATTAAAACCTCTGTCATGAAGGTTGTTTGGTCTCCACCGTTGTCCACGTATTCATCGTATAAATCATAGACATCCTCAAGGGAATAGCCGTGTTCGTACTGCTGCAAGGCGCCGTGAACTAACAACAGCATAACTTTCAAAGGTGGCAAAGTGAACTCTTCGCCAGCTTCAGGCATGAAAATCTTCAGCAAGTTCATGCCGATTTTTTCTTCCACAGTTGCAGCTTGATGAGATGTCAAACGTAGCTTCAACTCTTTTTCGTCAGTAACTTTCCAAGTTGTGTATTTTAACGCCATTTAATTAACCTCCAACACCATCAGTAAATGTAAGATTAGACTGCAAAGCAATCTTAAGTGTGAACTCGATAACGGCATTGACACCGCCACCGCCAAGCTTAACAGATACTTGACCTTCAAAAGTGACCTTAGTACCATCTGGATATGTTTGCTCAAAGTAAAGTTTTTTCTTACCATCTGCTGCCTTACGTAATACACGGTAAGGAGCTGTTGCGCTTGAATTATTATAAGCGAACTTGTACTCAAGTTCTCCTGCGTCCCCGATACCAAACTCGTACTTCTTCACTGTATCTGCAAGGGTAGTATTCTCTACTTTTTCGGGTTCGATACCAAATTCAGGTACTTCCTTAAGCCCTACAAGATTCTGATAATTGCCTTTCGTTTCACTAAAGGCCAATTTAATTCCATTTGCTAACATGTTTAATTCTCCATTCTAAATTGAAAAACAAGCTCTGAGTCTAAATCAACGACACCTTCAAAACGCATGACCTTATGTCTCAAATGAGACGGGTCTGGCACGTCTTGGCAGTCGGTTCTTCGCAAACCTAAAGACTCAAAAATCTGATTGATTTTAACAGCTAACTCACTAGTGCTGGTATCATCAAAGATATCCACCTTATAGCGGATAGATGATTTTTGTTCCTGGTCATCAAACCAATCACCCGGCTTGTTTTGTTCTTCTAAAAAAATAACGACTGGGAAAGTCTCCCAATCGCTAGGATAAGTATCAGTCACATTATCTGCGACCTTTTGCAATTCTTTATAAATAACAGGCTTGATATTAATCATTTTATTTGTTCTCTTATCTTTCTACGGACATAATTCGAAATATTCTTAGACACACGCTCTTGATTGTCTCTCAAAGCTGGATAAAGATAAGGCTGAGCAGGTTGACCATACATCTTGTAGAACTCCCCAATCTTTTGAAAGTGGTAAGGTCCTACATTGATTTGGTCTTCATGCACATACCACGGACTAGACTTGTAAGTTACGCTGACCTCTGGAGAGATACCAGAATGGCTAGCTTGTCCTATTGGCCCTGTCCCAAACTCAACGTAAGGAGCGTATTTTAGGTTGGTGTAAACCTCGCCTATAGCCTTATCTCCGTCCATTTTTGCCCTAGTTTTGATACTAGTTATAAGCTCTCCATCTCTCGCTGGTGCGAGTCTTCTTGCATCTGCTTGGACAACCTTTATAGTAGCATTGTGTACCGCACGTAAGACGATATCCTCGCCAGTTTTTTTACTAGCCAATCGTCTACATTTAGCTATAAGCCTATCTGCCCCTAGTAGCTCTGACACGCTCTAACTCCAAGACTTGATGATGTGTGTAGACCTTTTTAGAGATAACCCTGTGAGTCACTTCTGTCTGGCTATCGATACACACACCATCTTTCACTTTGATAGTAGCTGATTTGTTGGCATTTGCGTTCAAAATATCATTGACACGCTCGCCATACAATTCAGATTGTAGTTTACTACTAGCTGGCCACAACTCAAGACGGATTGTCTCAGCTTCCTTGACATATCCTTCTTTTGCGACACCTTCCTCAGTGACAGTCTTTTCAAACCGTCGCATTGGATAAGGTTTCAGTCTACTCTGCTTCAAAAACATGGCCTGCCACCCTTGCTAGTCTATGCATACGTATACGCTGTAAAAGGCCCGTAGACAGGCCGTTTTCTCCGTAGACTACTTCTATACCACCTTCGGTTCTAGAACGCTCTCCTTCCGCTCCTGAGCGGTTGTGGAGCTCGATAGCAACCTCAGGTATTAAAAGACTTAAAGCAGGTGTCAAAGATGTGCGATTAGTCTCTGACAAGATAAGATTTGTAGCCCTTGTTTGGAGCAACATGAGAAGCTGAGTATCTTCTTCGCCTGTTAATTTCTTCAGCAACTCTATAGACATATCAATCCTCTTCTAAGAACTCAGGTTCAGGGAGGATTTTCTCAAGAACATCTGAGATAGCGACACCGTTGCTGGCAATATTGTCAGCCAGCTCAGCATAGCGCTCCTCAGTAATCTCAAGTTCCTCTCCTGCCAGTCGTTTCACATTTGATTCCCAATCATAGAAATCTTGTTTGATTTTAAATTTCATAACTCGGACCTATTTCTTACCAGTTTTTTCTTTCCAGTTAGCTGAGTCAGATCCTGGTGCATTGGTTGAGCTAGTGATGTCTTTGATAGCAACGTAGACTTTGTCTTCATGCGTTACCGTGTCATCTTCTTTATAGGCTGTTCCAGTCTTCCACGCTTTAGCACGGTTTACAACTTTACCTTGAGTAGATGGTTTAGCAGCAGGCTTAGAATCTGCAATTGTGATGATGTATTTCTTGAAGTGTTCAAGAACAAATGCACCAGTATAAAGCAATTGCTCTACCAATTCACCAAATCGACCTGGAATGTTATCGTTGTACTTAGTATTATCTACTTGTACTGGAGATGTAACAACACCTGGAGCAGTAGCAAGGGCATTAACACCTTTCAGGAATTTAGAAGGAACCTTATAGACTGTGTAATCATCCAATTCACCAACATATCCTTTTCCAAGGACTTTCTTATCTGCGTCACCATGTGGTAGACGAACGATTTCAGACTTGATCGCTTTGTAGAAACTTGGAGTGACGAAGAGCAAGCGTTCTTTTGTAATTCCAAGCTCATCAAGTTTCTCAGACACATCAAGAACCGCATTATAAGCGTTGTTCGCTCCTGCTGTTTTACCCATGGCAACATTGTCACTTACGTTTCCAAGTGCTGCACCAAAACGTAGTTCATCAAGATATGGAGCGACTACTTCTGCAGCCTGACGGGCAATAACATAATTGATATTCACTTGACCATTAGAGTCACGTTCGTCCAATTGATCTACGAAACGACCCCAGTATTTTTCTTCATCAAGGGTATAAACCTTTTCTTCAACTTCAACGTGATCAAATTCGTTGTCTTTGTTACGTTTGTAGTCTTTCAACTCTGTTGTGTTACCAGTTGCTACTGTAAAAGAGCGACCTTGCAAGGTTACTGCATCGCTTGATGTCACAAGTGGTGTTGAATATGAATTTACTGCAAGTACATCCTCAATAATCCCAAGATGTTTCTTGCGTGATTCTGCTGTGTTTAATTCTTCAAATGCCATTTATTTTTCCTCTTTTCTTTTATTACAAGAAGTCTTTACGCCATTTTTCCGTGACTTCTTGCTGGACTGTTTGTGCATTTTTGATAGGTGCACTACCTTTCATACGTTCAGAGACTCCCTTCTGAACTGACTCTTCCCATGCTTTTTGGATAGAGGTGATAGATTCAGATACCGTCTCTGCGTTTGTCAAATCGACTACATTTACTAACTCAACAGGTAAGTCACGTTCACTTAGCATTGCTTTAGCCTCTGCAGTCAATTCCTTACGAGCAATAGCCTTTTCACGGTCAGCTAGTTCTTGCTCACGCTGATCCAACTGATATTTCTGTTTTTCATCAGCGTTCATCTTAGCAAGCTTCTTAGCTTCGTTTTCCTTGGCTTCTTGCTCAGCTTCCCATTTAGAGCGCTCGGCAGATAGCATCTTACCGATTTCAGCACGAGTGAAAGTTCGTTCGTGCTTTTCTTCCTGCACTGTATCAACATTTTCTTGAGTGTCGACAGTCTCAGTTGATTCAGTAGATACAGTTGCATTGATTTCTTCTGACATAATTGTCCTCCAGCGATTACGTCGCCACTCGATAATCTCGCTTTACGTCCGGCGACGGAACAGTACAGCTTTTAATGTCATCGGCACAGTTTGGACAATATAAAAACCGTACGGGATGCCATACGGTTAGGGCATAGGAAAACCGCCTCGATTTCGATGCGGTTAATTTTTATAGTTTAATTTCTTCAATTTTTGCACGTTGTTCTAGAATTCTTAAATAATTCCACATGGTTGAACGCTGACCTTTTAACAAATCAATCGGACATTTAGATTCAAACTCTAGTTGCCCTTTTTCGTATTTCCCAATCATCATATCTAACTTCTGGAATCGTTCTTTCAATTCGTAGTATTCTTTTTTAAATCTTTCTTTCCATTCTTCCATTTTTCTGTTCCTTTCTTTACACCTTTAATTATTCCGCTGATTACGGCCATAATAATAAATATTAACAACAAAAATACCAACCACCCAAAGGCGATTGATACCCAATCCCATATAAACATGTCTTTACTCCTTTCTAAGCATCATTTTTTAGGCTTAGCATTCTTTTCCACCCATTTTTTGAAATCATCAAACGTATCCATCTTTTTCAATAATAGATACTTCTCAACTTCTTCAATGGCTTCCTCAACTTTAGCGTCATGAAAACAGTAACCGTTACCTGATAAATCAAAAATTTTATTTTGTTTTTTCTTATCAACAATCCATAACTCCTCACCATGCCAAGCACTCTGTGGATCATAACATTTCTTAGATTGTATCTCAAGACCGTTATTTTCAATCAATTCTATCAACTTTTTGTACTTATTCATCAGATTCTCCTTTCTGAGCACGAAAAAAGCACTTAGATTTCTCTAGGTGCTTAAGTAATAAATTGCATTTTTATATTTTTTAACACGCTCGTAGTCTGTATTGGTAACAGATTTCAAACGTGATAAATCTGAGTTATGTTTCAAATCTGCAAGTTTTACAACTCTTGCTAAATTATTTGATTTTACTTTCCCAAGATATTCTTGATAACTTTGACCTTTTTTCTTTGTCAAAATTTGTACCGCTGTAACAACTTCATTTGACAAGCCAGACGCGAATAAATCGGCAGCAGTTATATCGCTATCCTCAATCACATCATGTAAAAGAGCGACAGCTTTTTCTTGTTCAGTGTTGACTTGACTGGCCACATAGAGAGGATGCTGTATGTAATCAACACCCGCTTTATCTACCTGCCCTGCATGTGCTTTTTTAGCGATAGCCAAGGCAATATCAATCATGCCGCTACCATCCTGTCAATATAAGTAAATGCATCATTTTCTGAAATTTCTTCAAAATCCGTAAAGTCATTAAAAAAGATTTTATTAAACCAATCCATGCTATTAACCCACTTTTTTTCAATGTCAAAAACTTGCATGACACCATCAATCAAACGAAGTACTTGAGCATTGTTCGTCGTTGTGCGGTAGTATTTAATATCTTTCATATCACTTCACCCTCTCTATATTTTTAGGAATCTCAAGCCCATTGCTTAAATCAAGCATTTCCTTAAATAATTTCATGCGTTCTAGATCAGATGTATTCGTATCACGATACTTCTCATAGAGTTCATGTAATGAACCATTTTTTAAGTCGAAACTTTCCTGAGTATGATACTGCATTTCAAAGTTGATACCATCTTTTTCAACGACTATATTCACACCTTTGTATGGTCCATCTACTAGCCAAGTGTTTTTTACTTTTACAATTTTATAACCTTCTGCGATAAGCTTCTGTTTCATCTTCAAATACTCTTCTGTAAAAGTATCGGAATCGAAAATAGTTGTGTACCTTAAGGCGTCATTAATCTTACTCACGGCTTTTGACAAACTTATATTTTCAACTAGGCTATCTGCAATAATTTTACGTGATAATGACTCAACTGTTTTCTTCCTAAATTCAAGACCTGCCAATTTGTTTTCTCCTGCGATACGTTGCATATCACTTGTAATTTTTGGCTCAACTCCTGAAATTTTGGACAATAGTTGTTCGCTATAAAATTTCGCCTTGGCTTCTCTTGTATCTTGATTATACACCTTTTCCCCGTCTTTCGCAACATACTTGCTATACCACTCTTTATAAGTCATATCAGCAGGTACTAGCTCGGTCTTCCCTGTCTCTGGATTCCTTGCTCTGCGCTTCAACTTGCTGTAGTCTGCGTCCTCATCGTATCCGACAGTAGTAGACCTGCACCACGGATGCATAGGTGGACAATTGACGCCAGGGACAGCCTTGTCCCTATCATAGACCTGATTGTCATGCTCCTGACAAATCCGTGATGTACGCTTGTCTAAGACGGCCACAAAGATATACTTTTCTATGTCTGCTTCTTCATAGCTGAGTAGTTCCATTTGGTTATGAAAAAAGGCTGATTCTGTCCGAACCAAACGTCTTGCATCGTTCTGACCTACATTGAACCTCTCAGCAATTGCTTGTGCAGTTTCTCGTGTATCTCGGCCTGTCATGAGGCTCATAAGTAGTTCATCTTTTATGCTAGAAGTAAGCTTCCCCGTATTCTTCCAGATGTCTGTAGAGTAGGTACTTCCGTCACCTACCCAACTGAAAGACTGTAGATGTTTAATCTCGCTCTCAGGAAGCCCAGAAAAGCCGTATGCTAGTCCTGTCTGCTGCTGCAGGTCAAAGGTAGCCTTGTAGTAACTATCCTTCATCAAGTCGCTATAAAAGGCGTCTGAGCCTGTCTTCTCTGAATGATAGATAGATTCACGCATACGGTCTAAATCGTCGCTCAAACGCTCTAGGCGCTTCATACGGAAAGAATAAGCTGGGCTGTCTAAGTCAGCTAGTAATCTTTGGATGTTCGGGTCATTCGGTCTCGCTTCAAGTACTTTACGAAGTTCATTCAGATTTTTCTTGTCTTTCATGTTCTTCAAGACTTGTCTAGCTTCTACCTGACTTAGACCATAATCACGTTGGAACTTATCAAAAATCTTATTGACTTCCTTATCCAAGTAAGTCTTGGCTTCCTGATAGACCTTATCGAACTGGTCTGCCTGCTTTTCGGCCTTGTCCATCTGCTGGTAAATCAGATTGGCTTTCCTCTTCGCCCAATACTCCTGATTCTTCATCCTCTACCTCGTCTTCGGGTTTCGTGTTGTCTTTGTTGAACATCGGCATGTCTTCCATGTTCTTCTTTTTCTCTTCTTCCAAGGCTTCCAGCTCAGCGTCAGGGTCTTCCACAAACGGCAAGAGAGAAATAAGCTGTCTATTGGTCACTTTGCCTTCCAAATTGTTCACAATCTGAGAGATTTCTAACAAGTTCTTAGGCAAACCACGACTGAATTGTGGAACGATTGAATGAGACTCTAAAGCAATCTGCTTCATGCCTAAGTAATGAGCAAAAATCGCAATACGCTGACGCAATCCTCGCTTATAGTTCGCTTCCTTGGTCTTAGTAATCATCTCAAGGCCCATCAGCTTAAATTCCATGGCTACGCCTGATGTATTCCCTGCGAAATTCTCATCAGTCAAATTAGGCACATGGCTAAATGTGTAGATGTCCTCTTTAAGAGCTGTACGCAAGATTTCAGTAGCACTTTCGTCCAGCGTATTCTTCAAGAACTCAGCCCTTGCACTATCGCCCGGCAATTCCAAAAGACCTTCTTCAGAAAGAATCTTCATTGCTACCTTAGCGTCTTCTGGAGTGTCTGCTAACTGCGTGCCATACAAGACAAGTATAGACTCTACAGCCTGTTCCTTATCATTGACACGATTCCCCATCAAGGAATTATAAGCGTCTATCAAGCTAATTTGTTGCTCATAGTCACCAATTGCAAAGTGATTGTTGCGATACTCGATAATTGGGATTTGACCAAGGTTGTGAGGTGTTGCCTCCTCGCTCTGAGTTGTTCCTGAATCTGTACTTCTCAGCACCATGTGATAGTGCAGATTTTCGGTAAAGACCTCAGCCTGGTGCTTGGTAGTGTCTTTCGTATCGTCTTTTACTTCATAGTAATAGACCGCAAACAAAGGCTTCCGCTCAATACTATCATCGTAGACCATGAAAGTATTCTCCGGATCAATACTAGTTGAATCCAACTCAGCCATACCCTCTTTAGCATAGATGTACTCGTAAGCACGACCATAGATAGCCATGTTCAAAGCATTCTGAGCATCTACTTGGTCAATCTCAGCACCATCAAAGGCTGTAAGTAGTTCATCGATATCACCGTCAGCAGTATTGTTATACTTGATAGGATTGCCCATAAAATAGCCCGTAGCCGTGTCTGCGATATCCTTGGCATGATTGGCTACCGTCTTGTAATTAGGTGCGTTCACGTTGCGTCTCGTGTGTTCTAAGATAGCATGCTCACCCAAATAGTAGCTTTTAAGCTTCTTCAAATGCGAGCCTTCAGTGCTATGTATCGTTATCAATTTGTAAATCAGGTCTTTCTTCAAAGAACCCTCATCATATCCATCCCGTGGATAGGTTAAATATTGGTACATGTCTTTCCTCTCTATAGACCATAATCAGAACGTCTGCGGACGGTTGCTTTTCCACCTTCGATACATTGAAGGCTGTAACGCAAAGCGTCCATCAAGTGGTTGTTTTTATCCTCTGGTTTATTCAACCAGTTGCCTTCTTTATCTCGCTGGTAGCAGTAACTATAAAATTCATCCATGATGTTTTTACAATCTGGATGCACATAAATAGCGTATCCTTGCAATTTGGATACGCCTGCCATAATACTATCCTTACCTTTCCGACTCTCTTTTATTCTAGATATGCCATGTTCTGACCTGAGCTCTTCAATCAGCCGTGACTCTGCGCTATCAGCAATGATTTGTGAGCGATGATAACCTTTGTCCTTTATCATCTTCGCAACTTCTTTGGTTATCAATCCGACTTTATACGCCTCATCAAAGACATAAATCTCTTTCGTCGTATCATTTATCAACGAACAACACAAAGCAGTTGGATCATGAGTAAAACCAAAGTCAAGACCGATACATAATTTATTAGCTGAATCTTGTAGTAATTCATCTTTATTGAAATCCTTGACAGTCACGTTTTCATAGATTAAACCCTCAGCAACTCCCCATTCGCCATCACAAACGATTCTAGCACGTCTGGGGTTCGTATGATACAAATCCTCATAGCGTTTGATATCGACTTCATCAAGCCACTCATTGCATTTATAAGTGGTTGTAGTAGCGAATGTGTCAGCCCGTCTCGTCTCTTCATCGAAGAATACACGCTTGAGCCAATGCCTCTCATTCCACGGGTTAAATGTGACTGTGATTTGTTTAAAGAAATCAGGTACATCTAAGCTACCACGGATAGACTCAACAACCGTGCTGAACTTGTCTTCAGTCTCAATTTGATATGCTTCCTCGAACCATGCCCAACACAGACTACCGATATCGACTGTAATAGATGTAATTTTGAGTTCATCATCCAAACCACGGAACAGTATTTTTTGACCAGTCGCTTTTACAGTTATTTCAGGCAAAGACTCGTTAAATTTAAACAAATGAGTCACACCCAACACATTACACGCCCATTTAAAATCCGTATAAGTTGATTGCTTGTTGGTATTCGAGTATCTACGAATAACAAGCAAGTTGCCCCAGGGATACTTCAAAAGACGGATAACATAATTCAAAGCGGTTGTCTTGGACTTCTTCGAACCACGGGAACCTTTTACAACACGATAAAGATTTCTTGAGCGCCAGAACTGTCCGTACCCAGCTCCTACTGTCTTAGGTAGGTCGATTACAATATCACTTTGTTTAATCTGGTATGTCTGACTCATTTGCAAACACCACCGTCCCAGAAACGTCTGCCTCTACTTTGTCTGTCCAAAGCCTATGACGTTTTCCTAATAGTTCGGCTGCCTTGATTCTGTCTTTTGCTCCAACATCAATATCCGTAATCGTTTGACCCAATTCTCCGATGCTTATCAAAGTCTGTTCTTGCGTCTCTCCTCGCATTACCGAGGTTAGATAACTAAGGACTTCTTGCTGGTCTGCGATTTTTTCAGAATCAAGCTGTTTCAACCGTTCATCTATATAACTTTTAATCTTAGGATTCTTTAGTAACTTATGTCCTTCAACGCCTGCCACTCTATCACTAGAAACACGATAACCTGCTTTCTTATAGGCTTCCGTCGCATTACCTGAGATGATGTACTCATCTGCAAATCTCTTTTGTTTTATTCTCAATCCACTCAATTTTCCATCACCACCCTTCGAATAATCAAAAAAAGCCACACGATGTGCGACCTTCTTGCAAGGCGACTACAACCTTGCGTGCGTATTAAATTTTGACTTCTTTTTTATTTTTTGTAGTCTTTAAAACCTCTGAGGGAATCAAACCCTCTAGCTTATAACTTATCCGGAATATAATTAGCTACGCAATCATGCGAGGTCCAGTCGCTTCCGCAACCATTTTTAAGTTAATGAGTGATATATGAATGCTAAGCCTACTGCCTACCCCATTCTAGGACACAAACACTCAAAGGAGAGGGGAGGATTTGAACCTCCAAGGCCATTACAGCCCCCTGACATTACAGGTAACCATCTACCAATTCTGAGACCTCTCTTTTCAATTCTTGATACTACCATTTTAACAGATTTTAGACTTCATGCCTGTACAGTTACTATCATTTACTATCAATTCTGAAAGAATAATATCAAGCTCCTTTACTGCCTGTTTCTTCAAACGATAGTAAGTAGGAGAACTTATGCCCCTCATGCTGTCACAGATGTCATCAACGTACATCTTATTGATGTAAGTCATTCTCAAAATAGTTCTATGTTTTGGATTTTTAAGCCTATTGATCATCCTACCTAGTTGGAGCTTTCTGTTGATAACCTCTTTAGTATCCTGTTCTATAGCCTCTTTCATCACGACAAGCTGAGTATAGACATCATCAACTTTTCTAGCTTGACCACCTTGAACTTTGACATCTGACCACTTAGGACTTGAGAGCAAACCTGCCTCAAGCTCGTTAATTTCATCTATACGGCTTTGAATGTCCATGTCCAGATTCTGCAACTCTTTCAATAGTTCTTTAGCCTTGTTCACTCTCTGTCTCCTTTGTGATATAATAATATTATTGAGATTATTGCTGAGACAGAGAGTGTCTTGGCTTTTTTGTTTTACCAAGTAATGTGAATTTTCTTGTTAGAAACGAAATCTTGTCCAGTGAAAATATTTTTAGATAGATAAAGCTTATATTTGACAGTAAAGCCAGCTCCTAATAATTCTCTTAACGCTTCAAACGTTATTTCATCTCCTAATCGATTCCTGAGATATTCGTCTCTAACTGACCAAACATTGATTAAATAACCTGTATAACCTTTTTGAGCAGAAGTTTTTAGTTTTTGTTCTAGGTTATATTTCTCAAAATATCGCTCGAACCATTTTGCGTGGCTTTCTGAGCTTAATTGCTGCACTTCATCAAATAATGTCATTTTAACCTCAATCCTTTATTTTATAATCTTGAAATTCCATAGTATTCATAACCACAATATTCAGAGCAGAAACCGTACGTATTAAAATATCTGTCGAATAAACCAGCTTCGCTATCGCAGACAGGACAATGCGTCCTGTGGTATCTTTCTTCTTTGTTCAGACCGTTCAAAATTTTCTTTTTGCGTTGACGTTTATTCATGAGTTACCTCCAAAAGTTCAGGGTTTTCGTAGACATTGTCGATGATTTCCTCGTCTTCAGTCCACGCATACCCATTTAGCAATCCCTTTAGATATATGGAAGGCATTCCGCCTATGAATGTGCCACCGTATTCTTTTTCTAAATATACTTCATGGAGACATCCTCTTGTACATTTAACGATGTCACCGATGAATACCTCCTTGCCGTTCTTGTCTTTGAGTCCTGTTGATTGCATGAGTTCGATTTCGTCAGGATAAGCTGTAATGTAATCATTCATTAAAGCATCGTTTAACTCAAATTCTTCAATCTCGCTATCCTGAAAAAACATACATTTGACTGACATCAGTCTACCTAATTCATAATGCCACACTCTAAATTTCGGTATCATGCCAAATCCTCCTCATATCTCAGCACCTACGTTATCAGCCTTGTAGATAACCATCGGCTTCTTCTCTTCCAAATCTCGAATCCTATCCATCTGCCAGATATTCAATCCAGCAGATAGCAGAATCCAGATAGCTATGAATCGTTTCAATTTATGACCTCCTCCTTCAATTTAAGCGCAATCTCTAAGTAAAAGCTTTGATCAGGTATCTCCAGTATCGCTGTAGTGGTTTTACCATCAGAACCAACGATAATTTCTCCGATTGCCAAAACTAAGTCTCCAATTGTGCTATTTAGCGTAAGGCTCATCACTCCACCTCCTCAATCTCAATCCCTGAACAATCAAACACCCAGCCGAAGTTTGCGTCTTCTAGTTCTTTACGAGTGTGGGAATATATAACATCATCTAAACTAAAGCTTTTTGTAAAGAAATACCTTTTCAAAAATTCTCCATAAACCAACATATTTTCTTTAATATTCCCTTTAATCTTAACAAAATACCGCTTCTCTTTTTCGACCTCGTAGCCGTTAAGCCAAGCAAGACAGAATTTTTCGATGTTATTTTCGTAAAACCAAACAGGAACTTTCTTATCATAATGATCTTCAATTACTCTCATTGCACCGTAAACATGAAAATTGTTTTTCTTTTTAAATTCTATATATTCCGCCACACACTGCGGAACTTTGACTGGTTTTGGTTTATCTAGTTGTTCCAAGTCTTGCAGAAAAATTTGACGAGCTAGTTCTGCTCCTTCAGCATTCCATACACCCTCAAGTTTTTTATATTTCTTAATCAATTCCTGCTTATTCATCTTAGTTTCCTCCATAAATCAAATAAACTGCAATAACTACCTGAGCCATGCTTGGCGAATAGCCAACCCAATCATCAAACTCCTTAGATTTTGGCAACCAACCCTTAGTAGCTCCCAAATCATAGTCTGTAGGCTTTTCATCAGCAAAGATGCATTCCATCGCTCCCATAAACGTCATACCATCTTCTGCCATTTCCCAAAAATAGTCCACCCGGTCTTTTACTGCTTGTGGTAAATCTTGCTTGGGAGGTTGCGGCTTCCCGTCTTCTACCGTCCAGTTGTATACTTCATTAACTTTTTGCTTTAACTCTTCCATCATCTTCCAACTCCTCCGCTTTCCGTCTTAATTCTCATTATCTTCCTCCTCAATTTTAATAACGGCCCTACCGTTTGGGTGTCGTCTTTGGTGTGATGTGTAAGTGTAATACTTTAACATCCTTTCAGTAATTCCTGTCTCGCTACTGATCTGCGCTAATGTTCCAAGCGTAACAAACACATCACCTTGATATAATGCGTAGTCAGCCATCTGCTCCTCATTTCTTCAAATACTCAGGGATTTCATGACCTCAATCTCAACCTCTATCCGTGGATTTAGACTGTAGAACTTGCCTACATCATGTAGCGCTATCTGACCGTCGTCCTGGAAGACGATCCCTGACATGCTGTCATATAGCGCTTTTTCGTAGTTATCTATGTCAGGCTTTTTGCCTACTGGTATAATTTCATCCAGGAGGGCCTGTTGGTTCTTCTTGACTTTAGAAATGTACTGAGGAGGTTTGATATAAAATCTAAGCCGTGTCCTCAAAGCTCCCTCAAGGATAGGCTGACCCATGTACTGATTAGCAATGAGCAGCTGGCAATGATTGCGCCATGTTTTCATATCCTTGTCTTCGTAAGTTGTGGTAAAACTCCCACGTCTTGCAAACCTTGGCCGTGATTGAGGTTTAGGCTCAATGTTCAGGGTCAATTTCATTCAAGAGCCCCCTTAAATCCTGCCATCTCAAAGAGATTTTCTCTGTTTTCGTTTACGAACTCAAAGAATTTTTTAACCTCTTGTAGCGTCTTGATGTTGCTCTTGACCCGTGTTAATGAGGTGAAAAATACATCATTTTTGGGAATTGCCTTAACTTTGCACTTGTAGACCGGTTCAAAAAGGTCACCATTGTCATCTAGTGTAGGAGCCGTGTCTTTGTTATCAAAGCTAATGCTCATATCATAGTTTAGAGTCGTAACGACCTCTATTTTTTGTTTCTCAATGATGATAGCAATACATTCTGTCACATTGATTTTACTTGCCATGTTCTTTCTCCTGTTAAAAAAGTGTCGTTTGCAAAGGGTACACATCTTCAAACGGTACTCCAAGTCTTAGACAGTCTTGTTTGATGTCCATTGTAGAAATCACATACTTGACGCCATTGTTTTTCTTGTCGTAATGTGGAAAAGTGTACCCGTCATTTTCAATTTTGATCTTGATGTCCGTTTTGGTTTCAGGTTTCCAATCCACCCAATCCGTCCACTCCATCTCATACCTCATCAAATAAACTTAATTGAGCGTTGTGGTTTTTTATCCGCTCCTCTGCTATACCAAAATAATATTCATCTATTTCAGTTCCTATAAAATGCCTATCCGTTTCTAACGCTGCTAATGCTGTCGTACCGCTTCCCATGAAACCATCAAAAACAGTATCCCCAACATCAGAATGTTTAACAATACATCGTTTTATCAATTCAATAGGTTTTTGATTTTGATGGAGTAGTTCATCTGAACTTACTCTCTTGAAATCCCAAACATCTGTCAGTCGCTCACCGTTGAATTTCTTCCGTCCTTTGTTTGCCAATATAATCATCTCGTACTGTTTTCCAAACTGCGCCTCTAAATCGCCAGCGGTATGATTATTTTTTCGCCATATAATAATATTTTTTACTGAAAAATACTTTTCAATTTCTTTTTTAAAAAAATCAACCTTGTCAAATGAACAGAATATATAAATAGCCGTATCATCTTTTAAAATTCGATAACACTCTTTTATATACTCTTTTATCAATTCAGGATTGTTATCATTTTTGATAACATTTGAAAATTTATGCTTTTCTTTCCGCCAATTTGTTTTATAATTTATCAAATAAGGCGGGTCTGTTACGATTAAATCAATTTTATTATCAGGAATTGTTTCCATAAATTCCAAGACATCTTTTTTTATAATCTTATCTATTTCCACTAACTGTCCCTCCTAAAACGGCAAACCGTCATTTGGGAGGTCAAAGGGGTTAGGATCGGTAAAAGGTGAGCTATTCCCATTTTGGAAACTGTTGCCTTGTCCGTGCTGACTGTTGCGACTCTCTAGCAGAGCTACACTCTCAGCGATTACTTCAGTCACATATCGACGCTGACCGTCTTTCTCGTAAGACCTAACTTGTAAGCGCCCAATGATCCCAATAAGTGAGCCCTTGCTGCAATACTGAGCAATGATGTCAGCTGTACCTCTCCAAGCTTGAAAATTGATAAAATCAGCCTCACGCTCTCCATTTTCGTTTTTGAAATTGCGATTGACTGCAAGCGTGCCCTGTAAACTAGATACATTATTAGGCGTTTTTCGTAGATCAGGAGGCGCTACAAGCCTCCCAACCAGTGTGACGTTATTGATCATCTGATTTGTCCCCCTCTAGTGCTACGCTCTCCCAAGAGATACCCTAAAAACATCCATAGGATAGCCATCCCAATCTCTTTGATAAAATCATTCATTATTTCTCTCCTTTGCATTCATAACATACATTTTGACCTACATCTTTTCCCTTGATTATTGATAAGCTACCACATTTCTCACAGCTGATTATAAAACCTAAACCATTTGAATTAATACTGCTTATATTGTTCTCTGAGGGAACTTTGTAAATAATCAATGCGGATGTATGCCAATATTCAGCACTGACTCCACTGTCAGCGACAGCAGACACATTTGATTGAAATTTGATGTCAATCAACTTAATGCCTGGATTTTCGGCAAGCCAGCTATTTATTTGGTCGTCAATCACCTCATGATGTGGATAATCACATGAAAAAAATACGGTTTTAATCATATTCCCCTCCTGGATTGTGCCACCAGATCATCAGGTCTTCCTGATTATCTCTGATGTACTGCTCAAATTTTTCAAAGTGGACGATAGCATGTTTTAAGCGTTGCATACCCTCTCCAGATTTTGAGCAAAAGCTGAAAACTTTAAAGACAGGCTCAATCATGTCAATAATTTCTACGACTTGGCCATTGAGGTTCCAGACGCTATCCTCTCCCACATTGAAATCAAGGATAAACTCATCCCCTAGGTTGTGGATAACCTGCAATTTCTTGCCGTCCGAGTAGATGGCTACGCTGTCAGATATTTTTCTGATGTCCATGGTTACCCTCCCCATTGACTCTGGAGAAATATCCCAAGATTTTTCTATCTCCAATTTCCTTTTTTCGCCATACAGAGTCGCTAATAGGTCCTCTATTTTTCCTATTAACTCATCAGGCACTCCATATTCAGCCAATTCTTCTGAAATTTTTTCAATTTCTGTCATACTTACCACCCACATTGTTCATTTAGCTCAGCCTGAGTTAATGGATCGATACGTTGATAACCGCTGACTTGATAGTTCTTTTTAAAATCAAATCCGAGTTTACTTAGACCAGCCTTGAAACAGTCTTTTTCGGCTGTGTCTACAAAATACACCTCTAAAGTCATTTTTTGGGCATATCGTTTTAGGTCATTTTCAGCCCCTCTAAGAGCGTTAGGCTCATTTTGGAGGATTTGTCCACCGTCCAAGATTTTGCCCGTTTCTGGGTCAAAATTTGGGGTTTCCGTTGATTTTGGAGCCTGTTCTTGCTGTTTGGTTTGTTGGGCTGCTAAAAGTTCCTGACTTTCTCGCTCTGCTCGTTCTTGAGCCTGTCTGATTTCTTCCTTTTGCTTTTCAAACTCATAATCAGCTTTGATTTGTCCAAAGACTTCAGCAAGAGTCAAGTCTTTCAGCTGTCTAATGTAAGGTGAGTCAGTCATGCCATACTCAGCACATAACCCTGAAATAGCTGACTTGGCTTTTTCAAATTCTTGTTGTTTCTGAAATTCAAATGTGACCATGTCATCAAGTGACTTCATAGTGGCTTTTTTAAGCGTCACGCCATCTGCCATAAAATCGCTAGCTTTGACATACTCAAGGGCCTTTTCATCAAAGAGACGAGGATCCAGCATGTACTCAGCTGATTTGTTGGCTAGGTAGCCTTTGACTGTGTCAATTCGGACAGCCTTTTGATGTTCTTCAAACTCTTTGACATCACCAGCAATTTTGGTAATGATGTCTTTTAGAGGCTGGATGGCATTCTTGACATACTTGTCAAATTCATCAGCTGGTTCAGATAAGACTTTCTTATTCCTGATCCGTTCATCAGAAACCTGCTTGTCTAATTTTCGTAGATCGGCAAGTGTCTGCTTGTCATCCTTGATAGTTGCAGCCGTAACCGTGTAATTTTGATACTTTGCTACAACCTCATTGATATTCTGCTCAAATTTCTCACGGTCAATGATTTCAACCTGTGCTTGTGTTACTTTTACCTGTAATTCTTGCATGTTGTCCTCCTAATATTCAAGTTCACCGTCTAGCAACTCGCCCTGGATTGGATCCTCATTTTGAGTAGGTTCAGGATCTGCATGATTTGCCTCTTGCTCTTTGTTGAATTGATCAATCTGAGCCATCTTGCGTGCTACGACATCCTCACGGCTCTCTTGAGGTGTGACGTCTTTGATACGGTCAAATGTCTCTCCACCGTCGTCCTCTGTGTACATGTTCCCCAAGTCCTCAGGGAAAGCCTCTCTAAGAGCATTTACTAGAGCCACTTTCCTGATCATGGTAGCTGGCATGGTGTTCCATGTACTTTGTTTCTTGTCATATTCCTCACGACTGACAAAAATTTCCACAGGTACCTTGAAATTTTTGCGGTGCACTCTAGCCCATCCGCCTATCAGTGTATCTTCTGGGAGCATGATTGCCCCTTTGCGTTCGTGCATAACACCCTCACTGTCTACTACCACTACTCCAGCCTCAAAGCCCTCATAGTCTTTACATTGGGCGGCACGTTTCAAGAAAGCCTCTTTAGAGACAATTAAGCTAAACTCTTTGCCCCCATTACGGTTTGTGTAAGCTACAATGTAGACCTCGTTAGCAAATGGGTTAAGATTGCGACCTTTACACAAGGCTAGCGCCTGACCTACTTGTTTTTCAGTCAGTAGGTTTTGTGGGTCAAAATACTTTTTGATGTCTGCCCCGGTCAATAAACTTGGGTCAGTAGTGATGTTACGTTTTGTCTGTGTTGCTAATTGATTATTAGTCATTTTCTTCTCTTTTTCTTTTAGTAATTAAACATTGTCCCACAGTATCCAGCTTCTTCTAATGCTAATCGGTTCAAATAGTGTGACATATCGCTAATACTCATTTTTCTAACCATTTTCTCGGTTAGATAATCGCCATCAATTTCTTCTCTCATTGCCTCTCTAAGTTCTTGTTTCCATTTTTTGTAATATAATCGTTTTTTCATTTCTTTCTACCTTTCGTCTTCTTCAAATTCCAATTTTCACGCTCTAAATGCTCTCTATTCATAGGCTAACAATCTCCTACATAGATCCATTGACCAGCGCTGAAAATCCAATCAGCTGGGTCAAGTTCTTCTCGTTCTTCAGGCGGTTGCATTATATCTCTGTCGTAATCAAACATGCGCATACACCTTTCCAAGTTCCAGCACTCGTTTCACATATCTGGCCTTTGACGTTAGCCCAAGATCCAGCAATTCGTTTTTTCTTCATGATTAGCCAAAAGCCAGACACGGTTTTCAAGTTCAATTCTAGTCATCTTCCTGCTCCACATCTTCAATTTTCACTTCGCTATTTAGACGTTTCATGGCTTCATCTACCGACTTGCCGTCTAAGACGTCCTTGATCATGTGGCTTACATCATAAAACGATTTAGCTATGGTTCTTCCTTTTTCGCTATCAGGAACCAAACCGAGGTCTTGCATAAGTAGGAATGCTACGCTTGCGTCGTGCATTTCTTTCTGAAGTTGTTTGATTTTTTTGATTGTTTTTAGTGCTTTAAACATATTGTTCTCCTTGTTCTTTTTCTTTGTAGATTGCCAATTGTTGCTTCAAGTCATAGATTTCTTGCTCGAAAGCAAAGCGACGCTTGCGCTCCTCAAATAGGTCGGTCATGAGTTCGACCGCTACCTCTCGCCAGTCAAGGTTGACTGCTTTAAGAACTACTTCAAGTCTGAGTTTTAACTTGGTAAGTAATTTCATTAAGCTACGCCCTCCTCGTTAGATTGCTTGTTCATGCCTAAAATAATGTCATAGTACGAATGACCAGCAGGGATGACATAGCCTGTCAAATCATCAACTTGAGAACCATCTGCCATAATGTTTACAATTCTTGGTTTCCATTGCTCTTTTTTTCTCTTCATGTTATAATTACCTCGAATACTTTTGTTGAGCGCCTGATTGCCGTCAGGTGCTTTTTGTTGTCTTCTAGACTGTCTTACTTTCCATCGCCCTGAGTTCAATCTCATGGCTGACTTGTTTCAATAGCTTCTCACACGCTATTTTAGCTTCTCTGTACGTTGTGTTCTCGCTGATGAAGTAATCAGCAAGTTCTATGATTTTATCTTCCATTCAACCTCCTATATCAGTCTCAAGACTGATGTAATATCCTCCTAAATTGCTATAATACTCTTGACTAGGACCTCTCACGTTTTAGTCAAAATTCCAATAGAAAGGAGGAAAACTATATGTCTCGTTTACAACCTAGGCCTCAAAAGAATTATCCTAACTACAACTGGGATGATTTAGATCGTTTTATCCAGGATATTCTAAGTGATCCATCGTTCAAAGTTTGTTGCGTAGACCCTGCACTTTATGCTATCCCTAAAGACGAAATTATTGCAGAATGCATAAGTGCTGGTTATACAGTTGAAGAACGTGAAGATGGCATTTTAAACATTTCATGATTAGCTAAACTAATGACTTGCGATTCAAGTCTAAAAAGTCTCGCTACTAAGTCTATCGATTGTCCGATATGCTTTTTTTGTAAACGCTCAAGAAAACTAGTGTTTCTTAAAAGTTTTTCAACTAACTCAGGGTCTGCCTTTACAAAGGTGGACTCTTTTTTCCCACTATACGGATATCGTCTTGGTCTCATTTCCTCACCTCCTTTGTATTTATTTTTTCTACCCTCTCTTTTATTTATTAAGAGAAGTAGGACTGGTTGTCTTTTAATATTTATTGTTATTTAATACTTGTTGTTAGTTAATATTTATTAGTGCCTTATTTTACAACGTTGTAAAATGCAATTTTGTAAAATACAATGTTGTAAAATGCAACTTTGTATTAAGTAATTGTGGATAACTCAGACTTCTTCATAGCTATCGCTTCATCAAGACGTTGCAACATAATTTCAAATTGAAAATCAGTTATTTTTGTATCTGAGAAGAATCTGAAAGTCTGAACTCCTCTCCCTCTGCCGAGGCTTTTTTTGACAGTCCTTAAATATCCAGCTTTTTCAATCTTTTTGAAATGCCTTAAAACCATTTCGCGGCTAATATTCAACCGTCTAGCTATTTCCTCTGGATAGACAAGCCAATTCTCTTTATTGCTGAGAACGACCATCAATATCCCAATTGTTGCCGGCTCAAGCTTTGGATCTCTCAGAAAATCATTTTTGACTGCAGTGTAATCATCCGTCGCATTTCTGAAAGATTAATTGAAGATTCAAGTTTTTAAAATCTGTCATAAGTTCTCCTTTCTTTTCAATCTCAAATTGAGATATTTTATTTTAAAAAAATAATTCACTCTCTGATTTGTGAAAATAATTAGAAATAATAGATATCTCATAATCATGGAATGGAGCTTTGCCATTTTCTTTTAATTCATATTGTCTGCGATTTTTCAAACCAATTAAATCTGCCATAAAAACTGTCGTAAGTTCATGCTTCTTTCTCTCTTTTCTAAGCTTTATTTTCGGCTTCAATTCTTGCTTTTTTAACTTTTGTTTTTTTGTAAGTTCCTGCACGCACTCACCCCCTTGTGTTAATAGTTGCCCTGTCGTTTCTAGATAGATTGTTCTAATCATTGACAGGCTTGGCTTTTAATTCAAATTCAATAATACTAAGTCGATCGATTGCTTCTTGCAATTCTTCGGCTTTTTTTAATACTTCTTTACAGGCTTCCTTTAGTTCTTCAATACCCGAAACTTCAACATTAAGCCGATATCCTATTGGTCTCATTTCTTTCTCCTTTTTGATATAATGTTTAATAAAAACGAGGTTTGCTATGTTAAGTATTGATACACAATTTGTAGATACAATCAGTAAAATACTATCTGATTATGTTTCACATTCTGAAATCACAAGGATGGGAGAAGTTTTAGGATATCCCCAAAACGACCAGAACTCTGGACTCAATAAACACCATAGAGTTCACAATATCATGTCTGATATACTCAACAAAACACAAGATAAATCAAATATCAAACTTGTAATTGAGTATATCTGCAATCCTTTGAGGTACATCGATACGGTTTCAGATTTTGAAAACTTAAGATTAAAACTAAATGTCGTTCTTTCCCTAAAAGGCCTTACCATATCAGATGACGGACATGTAGTTATTACTACTGCTTCACAAACTTTAGTTGAGGCAAAGAAACGATTTGAATCACTTGAACATATGTTGAGAACATTAAATGTTCATCCAAATGTTTTAAAATTCTGCACCCAGGAACTCTTACAAGAAAATTATTTTCATGCTGTATTTGAAGCAAGTAAAGGAATCTTTCACCGCATTCGTTTGCTAACCGGTTCGTCTCTGGACTCAGCAAGTCTAATAGACCAATGTTTTAAAACCAAAGAACCCATCATGATTATCAACGGAAATAAATTACAAACTCTCGACGAACAAAGTGAATATAAAGGATTGAAGAATTTACTTCTGACAATCGCACATCTTTATCGTAATTCCAAAGCACATAAACTTAAATACTACAATCCAGATAGCGTTCATGATGCCTTAACTGCCTTAACTCTTATGTCCCTCGCTCACAATCTCCTTGACAACTGCACTAATACTAGGAGACTTGATTAGTAGATTATAAAATTCTATAGTCACCTCAGCTAATCTAATTGTTTCTTCATCTATGGGACTATTGTAGTCCTCAAGGTGATGAAGCCTTTCAGTCAACTGCTCTGATAAGTATTCTGTTTGCCTAAAGATAGATTTATGAAGATGAGTAATTGGTTTTAGCAACACGATTTCATCATAAGTTAATATTTTTTCAGTCTCCTCTTGAGTTACTTCTGCTAATTTTTCCATACCAGAAATATCAACATTAACATGCGGCTGTTCCATTATCGTTCCCCCTCGTCTTACTTTCCATCGCCCTGAGTTCTATCTCATGACTGACTTGAAGAAATAGCTTCTCACACGCTATTTTAGCTTCTCTGTACGTTGTGTTTTCGCTGATGAAGTAATCAGCAAGTTCTATGATTTTATCTTCCAATTCTAACTACCTTTCAAATGTGGTATAATCAAAATAAAACGATTGGAGAAATCTTATATGCGAATCGAAGTGAAAACAGACTCTAATTTTAAACAAGAGGTATTTGTAGACAATATCTGTCCAAACTGTTCAAAACCTACCAACCCTCAAGTAGTTTCTCAAGGATATAACGAAATAATGCCAGGGAAAGATAGTATCTATGTAACGCTTCGTTGTTTAGGTTGTTATCATTACTGGGTTGAAGAGTTTGTTAGAGAACTTGACAGAGGCGGTTTTTATGATACGACGCACATAAAGGTTAAGACTCAGCTACCTAGCGACATACCTATCTCCAATGATCTTGAATTGATTTCGCCAGTCGGCAAGGAAATCTACGTTCAATCTCTCAAAGCAGAACAAGAACATCTTGACCTTATTGCAGGTATCGGTTACCGTAAAGCTTTAGAGTTTTTCGTCAAAGATTTTTCAATTCTTACAAATCCTGATAAAAAAGAGAAAATAACAAATATGCTTTTAAAGCAAGTTATCGAAGACTATATCGAAGATGAAGATCTTAAAACTTTTGCCTTAGCTTCTACCTACATCGGAAATGACGAAGGACATTACTATCGTAAAAATCCAGACAAGAATCTCGCCGACTTGAAAAAGTATATTCATGGTGTTATCTACTACCTTGAAAAGAGACTCATATTTCTTGACGCTCAAGAACTTGTGAATCGTTCAACGAAATCTTAGAATCTACTTCATCCAACTTCTCAGCAATATATGTCACAGTCCTCAATATCTCGTTGAGGGCTGTTCTTTCTAGTTCGTTCATCTTCCCACCTCCTTGTCTTTTTTATTTTGCTCTTGGAGCAACAACCTGCCAAGGATTCGAACCTTGGTGATACCAATCAGGCTACATTTAATTTATCAAGCATTCCTGCAAATGCTGCATCAAAACGAATGTCATCGATTTCCTCTTGAGTGAAACCAGAATCGAGAAGGTAACGCTCTTGGCGTTCAATCTCCTCTGCTAACTCTGTCCATCCAAAAGCGAATTGACGGCAGTTAGTACAGAATGCTTCAAGCTGGCTGTAGAGGAAGTTTTCCTCGTAAGTACCTTGGATTAAAGTTTCCTTAGCTACTGCTTTGAAGATGTTGATTGCTTTCTCGTTTAATGTGTTCAC